GAAAAATCACATGGCGTGATTTTTTACATTTATATTCTAGGGACTTCCAATTTATTGGAAGTTCTAGAACGGGTTTGGAAAGCCTGTTTGGTAGATCTTCATCATCTGTATAGGGTGCAGAAGGTCGGTATTCATTGTTACATTGAGTAAGCGGCTAATATTCTTAATAGTTAGTAGTCCGTGTTACAGAAGGAGATGTTATGTGTTGAGCGAGTAGAAGCTATTCTTAATAGTTATCTTCTGATGTCGCAGAAAGTTTACACAACAGTGTTTATGCGAAATGAGCAATATGCTTTTGTTTGATTTTTTACTACAAAGTAGTGAGTCTGAGAGAGATTAGTGTGCGGTTTGTGACGCAAGACGCATGATATTTCAATCAAGATGACGAACACTTTGTTTTCCATGAATGCCAGAACTAGTTTAAGATAAGGTTACTACAAAAAACCTTTCAACCCAATTTTTAGTTAGGTTTCTATCAAAAACCCGTGCTTTGCACGTTAAATGACATCATAGTTGTTTTCAACTGCTGGAATTTTTTATTAATACTTATTTTCCAGGTTAAAGATCGGACATATTGTCCTTGTTCCGATCCTAGATCAAAAATTAATGTATTGTATCCGCTGTCAAAAGCGGTTTCATTTACCACCCCCTCGATAGGTTAGAGGATTAGTGTTATAATCATTGTGGTCGACCCGACGTACTGGGAACCATTCAACGATCGAACTAATACACGAGATCCTTGAGAGTGAGAATTACTGAAAGTGCGCATTGTGCGCACAATTACAACTTTTGAGTTGCAGTAGTTAAAAGGGTGTACCTCTTATGGAATGCTAAGAGGCACTTGTAGAATGATGAGCATCTGTCTTTATCTTATGTCTTCAAATACATCTGATTGTCACCTCGCAAAGAGTGCGAGTAGAAAGTTGGCTGAACAACAACCGGCACGTTCAATCGTGTGGTTGTGTGGAGGACTCAATTTGAGTCAAGATGAGACGAATGCGGTTCGACGTGTTCTCATGAATCATGCTACATGCATGGAGAACTTTTTGATTTCGCACCCGAAAGAGTGTGAGACCATTGTTGGTTCCATGGCAATTCAAGCTGATGAGAGCACAGAATCGACTGCTGCTGAAGAAGCAGAGTCGGTGATGTGGACACATGTCTGGAAACGCATCCAAGAATTTTGTAAGTACAATGCAGATTCGGATTGGTTGAAACCCGATACGCAATCTGCGAAGATTCATTTGTTGTTGGAGAACATGTTTTTCTCCTACCACTTCTTCAAGTGTACTGACAATTACATTACGTGGGCCCAACTCACGTACCGCCTCTTTACTAATGAGGCCTCGACTGTTGCAGTGATGCGTCTTTGGACGAAGCTGTTTGAAGAAGAAGGCCCTGAAGTTCAGGGAGGAATTGGTGATGGTCTTCGAGTAGTCCGTGGCATTTTTGACACGGTGACTGATTTGGAGAGTAATCCGATTCTTCGGAAGTTTCATAAGCTCTATACGCACATGTTGGTGCAAGGGTTTTTGAAGCAAGTTGGACTTCATTTGAATGAAGATGAGTATTCCAGACTCGAAATTCATGCCCTCAAGGCATCGAGTAGTGGAAAACGTGGCCTTTGGATGGCTGCGTTTGATGTACTCCTCTTCTTGGCAGAGAAGACTTACGAATTTCATGAGACTCATGATATTTCGGTATTTTTACACACTTCGAGCGAATACTCGGATTGGTTGAAAGAGTCAGATCGTTTGGTTTCTCTGGCCAACTTCACAGGTAATCTTGGTGCTCATGGCACCTCCTATTTTTCGTTTGTTGCTGACATCAACAATGCGATTGAGAAGGGTGATGCCTATGTGAAGTATTCGAAGTTGAAATCTGGATACGAGAGCATTTTCTTGCAGAAACGTTTGGGACAGTTGAAGCTTATCAAGGCAACAACATTGACCAAGGACGCCGCACAGCGTTCACGGAAAAGTCCCTTTGGAGTTCTGATTCATGGTAAATCTGGGGTTGCGAAATCCTCAGTCATGAATATGTTGTTTTATTACTACGCAAAGTTGCGTGGTTTGAGCAACTCAGAGAGTGCAAAGTTTACTCGTAATTCGCTGATTGAACACTGGACCAATTTTGATTCAGACAAATGGTGTATTGTGTTGGATGACGTTGCTTTCATGAATCCTAATAAATGCCCGGACATTGATCCGACGCTGAAGGATATGATTTTAATCATGAACAACGTGGCTTATGCACCAGCCCAAGCTGCACTTGAGGATAAGGGTAAAACCCCTGTTCTTAGTGAGCTTGTTCTGGCTTCAACTAACACTATTGATATGAACGCTTTTGAGTATTTCTCGGATCCGCTTGCGGTTCAGAGACGATTACCTTACGTGGTGACTGTAGAAGTCCGTGAGGAATTTTGTCTTCCGGGGTCTCATATGCTGGATAGTAGCAAGGCTGTGACAAAGCCTGGTGAATTTCCAGATTTTTGGCGTTTCATTGTTTCGACGGTGGAACCAATCATGGAAGGAAAGAAGGAACGTGGAAAGATCGTAGAACGTGTTGTTTACGAACGAAGTACAGACTTCTTGAAGGATTTTGCTGAACAAGTGATGAAGCATAGAGTCAATCAAGATACTTGCATGGCATGTAATGATGTTATGAAAGGGATTGAGATTTGTCCTATGTGTCTTGCACCAAGGTATGTGTGCAAGTGTCCAATGCTTCAAGCAGCGGAAACAGTTATCACTCAGCAACCAGTTTGGACTCAGAGTCCACAGACCTCATTATTTTGGTCATGGACTACTGGATGGTTTGTATATTTTTATATGTTTTATGTCCGCTTTTATGTTTGGATGTTTAAGTTCAGTTTTTGTATGAAGTTGGTTCGTCTTGTTTTGTACTATCGCTGTTTGCGAAGTACTGTATATTCTTTGCTTTTGTGGAGTGTGCCTGGTAGTTATCAAGTGCAACTCTTGGGATTGTTGAATTCCATTAGTAATGTGCCGGCGGAATGGCGCAAACTCTCTTCGAATATGAAACTCGTTATTGCTGTTGCCACATCTGTGGTTGGCACTTACGCAGTTACAAAGTTTACTACAAAGGGGAACGACAAACCTTTGGAGAATTCTATTACGAAGATGCGAGCTGGTGAAAACTGGTCTTTTGAGAAGACAGTTGTTGTTGGTGATCCACAGAAGGTGGAGCCAGTACGGCTTGCAATGGATTCGCAAGGAAATAAGTTCAATACAACAGAGGAACAGATGGTCGTTGAGCAACGACAGAATGTTTGGTATAATCCTACGGTTGAGACTACTCCCATGGATTTGCCTGTTGCCTCTCAAAGTTTGGTTAACGTACCATTAGATACTGTGAAGAGTATTTTTGGTAATAATGTAGTGGCACTTCGTGTGTCCTATGTACGTGGTACTGATCGAGTTGTGAGAACTTTAGGTGGAGTGTATTTGACAAGTCAATGCCTCCTGACACAACCGCATCTTTTTGCTGACGATGTTGATGACTTTAGTGTCACAATTATTCAAGGCTCAGTTGTGGATGGCGTTACGCCAAATGTGTCATTCAAGTTGAAACGAAGTGAGATCGTATTCCGAAAGGATATGGAACTATGTATGTTCAAGACGATTCACAATCAACCAAAGCGTGATATTCGGAAATTCTGGCTTGAGAAGCAGGATTTGACCGTTACACGAATGTTGGTTATTCAACGTGGACTTGATGGATTACTTGTTACAAAACGCATTGTGAATGCTGTTCGGATGGATGAAGTTCCAATTCCACAGCTTGGAGTCACTATTCCCGTTCATATGGGGTTGCAAGATGTTGCATCCAAGAATGGGGATTGTGGTTCGTTGGCAATTGCTGATATTCCCCGAGGTTTAGTGCTGTGTGGTATGCACATTCTTGGGAGGGAACGACAAGTTGGTGAGATGATCATCACACTTGATGTACTTGAAGGAATGATTGAAGAGTTAGACTCTAATGATTTCATGCCCCTGAAAGTACAGTGTGGTGATTCACCTGTACTTACATGTAGTAAGCATCAGTACAATTTAGGCCCAGTAGATGTGCGCTCAAAGGTGCGCTATCTGGACCAAGGGACTGTTCGAGTTTATGGTACTTTAATTGGTGCCAGAGCTCGACCCAAGTCAAATGTTTGTGCAACTCCTTTACAAGAGGAGATGTGTGAACATTTTGGCGTAGGAATTGAACATTGTGCTCCTGCATTGAAAGGATATGAACCGTGGCGTCGCAATTTGAACGAGATGGTAAAACCATTTTGTGACATTGATCGAGAAAAAATCGATCGTTGTGTACGCTCATATTTCAATGATATTCTTGCAGAGTTGCCTAAAGGATGGGAAGCAGAAATGCATTTCTTGTCAAAAAAGGCAGCAGTGAATGGTTTACCTGGTGTACAATATGTTGATGGGATCAACAGATCGTCTAGCATGGGTTTTCCATTTAGTACTTCCAAGAAACACTATTTGACTGAAGACACTTCAGAAGTTTACCCAGATGGGGTGACTTTCTGCCAAGAAGTGTGGGATCAGTATGATGAGATTATCAAGTGTTATAAGGAAGGACGACGTGCGAATCCAATCTTCAATGCAAATTTGAAGGATGAACCTGTACCGATACAGAAGTTTTTGATTAAGAAGACACGAGTCTTCACAGGTTCTCCAGTTGCTTGGAGTTTGGTTACACGTTCACGTTTGTTGACATTTGTGCGATTGGTTCAGAAAAACAAGTTTGCTTTTGAGGCGGCACCTGGTGTCGTCACTATGTCGAGTGAATGGGGTCGCTTGCGTGACTATCTAACAGCTTTTGGCGATGACAGATTGTTTGCAGGTGATTATGGCCATTATGACAAAGGCATGATTGCTTATCTGATTCTTTGTGCTTTCATGATGATTGCACGTTTTTATCAAGAAGCAGGATTTTCTGGTGAAGAGTGCCAGGAGATTTTGTGTATTGGTTATGATGTTGCTTTCTCTTGGTGTAATTTTGACGGAGATCTTTTGCAGTTCTTTGGAACTAATCCGTCTGGACACCCATTGACAGTTATCATCAATTCGCTTGTCAACAGCATTTATATGCGCGTTGCTTATTTGCTCACAAATCCTAAGGAAGAGGTGGAGACTTTTAAGCAGAATGTGCATTTGATGACGTATGGCGATGATAATGCTGGCGGAGTTCGAGAGGGTGTTGATTGGTTTAATCACACATCGATCTCTGCTGCATTGGCTACACTTGGTTTAGAATACACTATGGCCGATAAGAAGTCGGTTAGTGTGCCATACATTCACATTGATGAGGTGTCTTTCCTGAAAAGGAAGTGGCGGTGGGATGCTGATATGGAACAATTTTTGTGTCCATTGGAGAAAGCGTCTATTACCAAAGCTCTCACAGTGTGGGTTGCATCGGGAACAATTGATCCGATCCAGCAGATGGCTGCTGTGATCGTCGCGATGCACGATGAATTTTTCTTTTATGGCAAGGAAGAGTTCGAAACTCAACACAAGTTCTTTTTGGAAGTACTTTCCCGGTATCCGTACTGTGAGGAATGTACTGTCCATCTCTCTTCGTGGGAAGAACTTGCGGTTCGTTACCGACGATGCTCTACAGTGATTGATGCAGAGTATTGTGAACACGATATGCGACAACAGAGGTTTGGCTGCCTCATTGCCGTGAATACGAATTAGTCATCGAATTTACAAGTTATTATTATGAATGCTGGCGCGATTGCTAGAAATATCGCGGCGTCATGCAGGTGTGAAGAACCTACATGTACGACTAATAATCTTTATTCACAATTGAGAGTACAATCGGACGAAGAAACTATTGTCCCATTGGAAGATTCTGGTGCTCGGGAACAGGTGTCCCAAACAGTACGTTTCCTTGATAACGCGACAGGCCCGTCAGAAGGGTTTGCGGCAGCGCAAAACAAGGTAGCTATTGTTGATAGCACAGAAGATTTACAATTGGGGGAATTCTTTTCTCGTCCAACTCTCATTAACACATTCACGTGGTCAACAGGTGAACTTGGTGGAGTGAAAGCCACAATTCTTCCATGGTATTTGTTCTTGAACAATGTTGCCATAAAGAAGAAATTGGATAATTTTGCTTTTTTGCGAGGAAATCTCCACATCAAGACAGTGTTGAATGGTACACCGTTCCAATACGGTTTTATGCGAGCTTGCTACTCGCCGTTGCTGGGATTAATCTCAGATAAAATTCGTACGAATGTTACCACTCCACTTACAACTTTGATCCCGTACTCACAACAACCTGGTTTTTGGATTCAACCACAGGCTAACGCCGGTGGTGAGATGACTTTACCTTTTTTCTTACACAAGAACTGGTTGGATGTTACGTCTGCAACTGAAGTGCAGAATATGGGTACGTTGAATTTTGTTATCTTTTCGCCATTGTATGTGGCTGTGACAGGTGGTTCTTCCACAGTTACTGTACAGACATATGCTTGGCTTACGGATCTTGAACTTATGGCGTCTACTGCTAATTTGTCACTGCAAGGTGATGAGTATGTGGAAGGTTCCATTTCTGGACCGGCTACTGTTATCGCTAAGGCGGCTGCAGTGCTTTCGAATATTCCGATCATACGACCCTTTGCCCGTGCTACTGAAATAGGTGCACGTGCAGTTTCAGGGATTGCTCGTTTGTTTGGTTATACGAATGCTCCGGTTATTGCGGAAATACATGGTTTTCATCCTATGAATGCTCCAATGTTGGCTTCTGCCCACATTTCGGTTCCTTCACAGAAGTTGACTATTGATCCAAAACAGGAACTTTCAATTGATCCCGCAATGCATGGTCTCTTATCTGAAGATGAATTGTCCTTGACGTACTTGAAACGTAAGGAGTCTTTTTTCGGATCTACCTCTTGGGCGACGACAGACACTGTCAACTCACAGCTTTTTAATGTGAGAGTGAACCCGATGCTTATGTCATCGGTGAATCTCAATAACTCAAGCTCTGTGAAAGTTGGTACTCGTGTTTATCATGTTCCCCTCTCTTATATTGGGAATATGTTCGCTCAGTGGCGAGGGACCATCAAAATTCGTGTCAAGGTGGTTGCATCTAAATTCCATAAGGGACGTCTGAAGATTCAGTACGACCCTAGGAATGATATTACCACCACAGCTCCAGCCGAGAATACGGTCTATACGCAAATTATGGACATCGGCGAACAGGACGATATCACTCTGACTATACCATATCATCAAGATTTGGCGTGGTTGGATTGTGATCATACGCTCTCGAATAATTGGACTGTGGGGAATACAAATGCTCCACGAATTGGCACAGACAATGGTGTTTTATCCATCCGTGTTTTGACAAATTTGACCGCTCCATCTAGCGGTTTGATCTACCTCCTATTTTTTGTATCAGGAGGAGATGATTTTGAATTTGCCAATCCAAGTGAACGGATTGGAGGCCCTGGTTTGCCCCAACCATCTTTCTTCGCCCTACAAGGTGAGGAACATGTGGAAGAGATAACTCAGGAATATGTGTTTGGAACACAATGTTCTCCATCCGACACTCGTTACGCACTAAATTTTGGTGAATGTATTGCCTCATTACGCAATATATTACACCGATCATCTGTACGTGATACGGTTTGGTTACCAGATGCGACATTAAGTGCAATTTCACAGTATGTGAAGCACTATCGCATCATGCCACCATCTCCAGGCTACGATACCAGTGCTTATTTGGCAGCTAACAAGATTATTGCTGCATCAGGCACTGCTGCTTATCATTTTGCACCCATGCATCCAATGAGTTACATTGCGAATATGTTTCTTGGATATCGTGGGGGAGCTTCGTTTACGATTACTCCTGCAAATGAATTGGCTGGTAGTATACAGGATGTTCGCGTGCTTCGTGGCACCACATACGAGAATTGGAATGCGTCGACGCAATATGGTCGAAATTACGCATCTACACTCGCAAGTGCTACATCAGCAGCGAAAGCAAATTTCCTGAATAATTATGCAAATGGTTTTCCGGGAACTTCAGGTATGGCAATTACGGCGACGCATACAAATACGTCACTGTTGTTTAACCTTCCTGACAACAAGAAGTACAATTTCTCGTTGGCTGATCCTTATACGTGGTATTTTGGTAGTTCATTTGATGAAACAGATGCGCAGACAGCAATGCTAAATATGCTCGTGAAAACGGGAGCTACTCAGCTCTCGTCACAGTTCACGTTGCAAACAGAACAATGTGCAGGACCAGATTTTACCTGCTTGTTCTTTTTGTGTTGCCCTACGCTTGATGTTGCATTGAGTGCACCTACCACTGCTTAGTGGTCTGGAAGCCTGTCTGGGCGTTTAATACAGGACTTCTATTAGGCATTTCTCGTAGTATAAATTGAGAATATCCAGTGATCCCTGCTTTAATGGGGTATGACTCGCTTTTTGTAAGAGTCGAGTTCTTTTTCTTCATGTTTTAGGAATTAAAATAAGAAACATGAGTCGCTTGTCGCAGCGTCTGGACAAATAACGAACAGCACTTTGTGTCAGTCATTGTGTGCGCCCCTACCCGGCTGGTTTATTCCGGGAGGCAAGCGTTTTAAAATCTTCGCTAGGCGGAAGTTTGTACTCGTACTTGAGTTTTTAGTATCAGTTGAGCTTCTGCTCAGCTGGTCAACCTTAATTGGTTTTCTCAAGGATATGAATTGACAACTTTCATTACCTGGTGTCGACATGAGTTGACCCC